CGCAACAGACAAGACCTTTAACTGGATTGACGCAACTGACGCATGGACTTCATCTGAAAACATGAACCTTCTAACTGGTAAGTCATTCTTAATTGCAGGAACTTCTGTACTTTCTGGATCAACCCTTGGTTCAGGAGTAACCGCATCAAGCCTTACCTCAGTTGGCACAATAGCAACTGGCGTATGGAATGGTACGGCAATAGCCATAGCTAACGGTGGAACCGGCTCTACAAGTGCTGGAGACGCTCGTACGGCTCTTGGATTGGCAATTGGCACTGATGTACAGGCTTACAACTCTACGCTTGCTGCAGTGGCTGGTGGAACATACACTGGCGATGATAGCATTACAACTGTAGGAACTATTGCAGCTGGTACTTGGAATGGCACAGTAATTGGTTCAACTTATGGTGGAACCGGAGTAAACAATGGAGCTAGCACCATTACTCTTGGTGGTAACCTTGTTACATCTGGCGCCCATGCTACTACGCTCACTACAACTGGCACTACAGGCGTAACTCTTCCAACAACGGGAACTCTTGCTACTTTAGCTGGATCTGAAAGTCTTACAAATAAGACAATTGATTCTTCTAATATAGGCGCAACAACTAAGGGTACAGGTGGTTTCACTACCTTAACCTCAAACGGTGCTACAACATTTACTGCAGCAACAGCGTCTTCGTCTTACACAACTGGTACTTTAGTTGTAACTGGTGGAGTCGGAATATCTGGAGCTCTTTATGGAAACAGTAGTGCTTTGGAAGGCTTTATAGTTGACGGTGGAACATTCTAAGACTATAATTAATCAACACTTTACGTATGGAGTAGAAATGACAAATCAATATAATATATTATTTGTCAATAGGTTAAATTATGGCTATTAATAGTGGAAATACATCAGGTACAAGAAAAAATAACGTACCAAATATAGTTGGAGATAAACCAGCAGTTGCCGACCCTAAATTAACGGCAGCTGAGTTTACTAAACGGAACTGTAACTAATACTGCTTTAAATGATCCAACTGCTGGGCAACCTTTATTAACAAGATTAGATGAGATCCTTTCTTCTAACCCTGCTGCCAATACTGTATATCCAAGAAAAGAAGCAGTAGGCTATACTAAGTATAGTCCTTATTTTCCACCTTTCTTCCCACCGTTCTTCCCACCTTTCTTCCCACCTTACTTCCCACCTTACTTTCCACCTTACTTCCCACCGTTCTTCCCACCGTTCTTCCCACCGTATTTCCCACCATATTTTCCACCTTACTTTCCACCTTTCTTCCCACCGTTCTTCCCACCATATTTCCCACCAGGCTTTAAATAAGGAGTAGCAAATGGCTAATGTTATTAAAATAAAAAGATCAGCAACAGCTGCTGCAACTCCAAACACCTTGGAATATGGTGAGTTAGCCCTTAACTATGCTGATGGTAAGATGTTTTATAAGAATTTATCAGGAAATGTTGTAGAGTTTCCAGCTACTGAATCTTTATCTATTGATGGAGGAAACTCTCTTCTTGGTATTTCTGAAGCAGAAGTAACTAACTTTATTTCAGTTACATATGATGGAGGAGAGCTTTAATGGCTGGCGCAAGGATTCAGTTCAAAAGAGCCACTGCATCATCTTGGTCAACTAATAATCCAGTTTTGTTTGCAGGAGAAATTGGTTACGAAACAAATACTGGAAAACTTAAAGTTGGAGATGGCACAACAGTCTGGAATTCTCTTTCTTATTTAACAGCAGACATAAGCGGAGCTGACCTTTCTGATCTTTATGACGTAACTATTACATCGGCCACGGACGGCGACTTCCTCAGATGGAACGGGACAGCATGGATTAACGACGCAGTAAACCTTTCAACAGATACAGTTGGCGATTATGTTAGTTCACTTGTTGCCGGAACTGGAGTAACCCTTTCAAATAACTCAGGTGAGGGAGCAACTCCAACAATTGCAATTGGGCAATCTGTAGCGTCTGGTGATTCTCCAACATTTGCAGGTCTTACCATTAATGGCGCAAGTATTATTATTGAAGGTGCAACAGCAAACGATTTTGAAACAACACTAACCGTCGCTGATCCAACCGCAGACAGGACAGTTACGCTTCCAGACGCGACTGGGACAGTTGCCCTTACCTCGGATGTTACAACTCATGCAAACTTAACAGAAGCTCATGGCGCAACTGGGGCAGTAGTTGGCACAACGAATACCCAAACTCTCACCAACAAAACTCTCACATCTCCAAAAGTAAATGAAGATGTTGTACTGACTTCTACGGCAACGGAATTAAATGTTCTTGATGGGATTACTTCCTCAACAGCAGAACTCAATATTCTTGATGGCGTTACTTCGTCTGCTGCAGAGTTAAATATTCTTGATGGTGCAACGCTTACTACTACTGAATTAAATTACGTGGATGGTGTTACCAGCGCAATTCAAACACAAATTGATGCAAAAGCACCATTAGCTTCACCAACTTTTACTGGCACCCCAACACTGCCAACTGGAACTATCGCTACAACCCAAACCGCTTCAAACAACACTACAGCAGTTGCTACAACGGCCTATGTTGATGCCGCAGACGCATTGAAGGCAAACCTCGCATCACCAACTTTTACTGGAACTCCTACCCTGCCAACTGGCACGATTGCAACTACACAAACCGCCGGCAATAATACAACTGCAATTGCAACAACTGCCTACGTAGATGCAGCTAATGCATTAAAGGCGAACCTTGAGAGTCCTACGTTTACAGGAACAGTTAGTGCAGCAGGTCTTACACTTTCTGGCGATTTAACAGTTAATGGTACAACTACAACAATTAATTCAACAACAATTACTGTTGACGATAAAAATATTGAGCTGGGGTCCGTCACTACGCCGACAGATGTAACAGCTGATGGTGGCGGTATCACCCTTAAAGGCACTACAGACAAGACGCTTACCTGGGTTGATGCAACGGATGCCTGGACATCTTCTGAAGATTTTAACTTGCTCACAGGTAAAGCCTATGAAATTGATGGGACATCAGTCCTTAATGCCACTACACTTGGCTCAGCAGTTACTGGATCTTCACTTACCAGCGTTGGAACAATCGGTACAGGTACGTGGCAGGGTACGGCAGTAGCTGGTGCATACGGTGGTACAGGAGTAGCAAACACTGGCAAGACGATTACTCTTGCTGGTAATCTTACTACAACAGGCGCTTTTAATATAACCCTTAATACAGTTTTAGGATCAAGTGTAACATTACCATCTACGGGAACTCTTGTTAACGAAGCAGTTACAACCTTATCTGGTCTTTCTTCTATCGGCACTATAACTACCGGCACTTGGAATGGTACTGCTATTGCTGGTCAATATGGCGGTACAGGTGTAAATAACTCAGGAAAAACAATTACGCTAGGTGGTAACCTCACAACTTCTGGCATGTATAGTACAACTCTTACAGTTACAGCTAATACAAGCGTAACTTTACCAACTACTGGTACATTAGCAACGTTAGATGGATCTGAAACTTTAACTAATAAAACTTTTACAAGTCCAATAACCAATAGCCCAACTCTAACCCTTTCAACTTCATCGTCTACAACAGATGCTAGACTTTCTTGGGATAGTACCAATAAGAAATTGCAAGTTGGTAATGGAACAATAACATTAGACTTTGCTTCTTCTAATGTTGTTACGAATGCCCAGGTAGCTAGCTACACACTCGTATTAGCCGATAAAGATAAACTTGTAGAGGTAAGCAATGCCTCAGCTAATACCCTAACTGTTCCCTTGAACTCTTCTGTAGCTTTTCCTGTAGGAACTCAGATTACAATATTGCAAACAGGAGCCGGACAAACAACTATTACTGCAACTGGTGGAGTGACAATAAATGCTACACCAGGACTTAAGCTTAGAGCTCAATGGTCTTCTGTTACTTTAATTAAAAGAGCTACAGATACCTGGGTAGCTCTAGGTGACTTGCAAGCTTAGTCTTTTTTGACGCACCAAAAAGTAGTAGAGCACCAACGATAACCACTAGTTATTTCCATGACTCCATGAGGAAAGTCATCATTAGCTGGAAAACAAACAAATAATCCAGGTTCTGGCTTTATTAAAAGATCTTGATTTGGAAAGTATATTTCTCCGCCATCAAAATCGTCATTGTAGTAAAGGACTGAACTAATATCTCTTGATGGATGTCCAGCTCCTGTTTTAAAGCCAACCTTTTCATTTTGAGCGGATCCATGATCAAGATGCACTGGCATTGAATCACCAGTCTTCATCTCTACTACACTACATAATCCCTCATCATAAACGCTACAATTAAAAGAAGTTTCTATAATATTTTTTATTTTATTATAGTAGACTTCAAGCAAGTTGGGCAACGTTTCACTTCCGTTTCCAGTATATACTCCATATGGAGAATATCCAGTTTCATCAAGTATAACTGGGGTATTTTTTAAATAAAATGTAATTTGTTCTGAATCTTTTTTATCTAAAATATTTTTTATAATATAAATCTTGTCCATTTTATTTTAACCTCTTGTCCATTTTATTTTAACCTAGAGTATAATCTGTTTCATTAACGAAAATCCAGTATCTAGAAAAAATTCTTTGGCCAGGAGTAAAACCACCTTTTACCGCATGAATCATATAGCTTAAGTCTACAATTAACAAATCGCCATTAGACCACTCCCACCAATTTTGAATATTTACATTATCCTCTACTTGTTCTTTATACCAAACAACAATTTCATTAAATAATTTAATGTCTTTTTTTGATGGATGTTCTTTATTTACAGAATAAAGAACATCTTCATAAATGGGATAGTTTGGAGAAAGTCTAATAATTTTTTCATCTTTAATTCTATGATTTTGTATACATTTTCTTGGTAAAATATATACACCTTCAGTCATTACGTCGCACACGTCTAAGAAAGATTTCCATTCAACAGGCATTTTGTTATACAAATCAATTGCACTTACAAAACCTGTATTTCCTACACCTGTCTCACATTCAAAAGACAACATATTCCAAGAAGCTGCTACCTGAGGGTGTTCTTTTTTAAGATGTTCCAGATGCCACGGAATAAAAATTTCATTTTTAGACATTAATTTAATATTTTTATCAAAAGTAAAAGAATGATCTTCGTTGTCTTGTGGAGAAATGTAATTGCAATTTAATTTTTTAGCAAATAATTTAGTAATTTTTTCCTGCTCAAAAATATCAAAAAAACTTCTCCTAAAACATACTAAACCATATTTTAAAAATAAACTAAAGTACTTATCAATATTTTTTTCAATATCATCAAATGATAATTCATCCATATAAGCCTGTTTAATCATTCATAAAACCTTAGTTATTGTATAAAAAGATGGTGTAGTATATCTTTCTCCCGAGATAATACACTTTACACCGTGAAGGTAATTAACGTCCCCAGGGTGAGCAACCGCTAAGCCTGGTTCCGGCTTTACGACTAAATCGTAATCTGGATAGTACAGCTCTCCACCTTCAAAGTCATCATTATAGTAAATTAAAGAATTTATATCATACGTAGGAAAAGGATTAGGTCTTCCATCGTTCATCTGCTTGTCGGCATGGGGTCTCTGCTCCATCCCAGGACGCCATTTTATTATCACTGGTGGTCTTGTCGACAGTTCTACTTTAAAAGAATCTTCTAAACATTTTTTCATTTTTTGAATATATTTTTCTATAATATTATAAATGTCAATATTAATTCTTTCAAGTATGTCCCAACTGCATTGTCTATTAGACCAATAAGAAGCATCATATGTGCAGGTTCCATCTTCAGCATACTGATTTTCCCCTGCATCCATCCATTCAGAAATTGTAGGTAAAAACTTTTGTATAATTTTAAGATCTTCTAAGTCAACAAAATTTTTATATAATTTAATGTTGTTAATTTCTTTCCCAAAGTGCCCTGGTTTTATTAGAGATTCATCCATTTTATTACTCCAATGTAGCTTGATTTGCCCTGTGCCCTGTGCTATATTATATCATAACAAAAAGTCCGATTAGTATTGAGGAAAAAATGGAAATTTATAATGTAGAAGATCCAAAATTTGGTATAATTTTATATAGAGATGTAATGTCAGAAGACCTTAATCTCGTTAATCGATTAGAAGAAACTCTAAAAGATAGTGATCATGAATATTTTAAATGGAATACCGCTACGGTTGGATACAATACGCCTATGCCTGACTATAGAGATTGTGTTGACCTAAAAGTTGGTCCAGCCCATTGGCCTCATCTTCCTGAGGATTTAAAAGAAATTAAAAATATTTATGATGATACAGACGCAATATTAAAAAAGTGTCTAGCAGATTATGAAGCTAGATATAATTTTAAAATGGAATTTATGGAATCTATCAACTTTGTAAGATATGAAGTTGGACAACATTTCTCAGTTCACACTGATCACGGTTTTTCATATACATGTACCCTTTCTTCTCTAGTATACCTAAATGACGACTATGAAGGGGGAGAACTATGGTTTCCTTATATTGACTTAAAATTTAAACCCAAAAAAGGAGACGTGCTCTTTTTCCCATCTACTTATATATTTGCCCACGGAGCGATGCCGGTAACTGAAGGAATTAAATATTCTGCTGTTACCATGTTTGATTATAAAGATAACAATAAAGAATATCATCAAGCACTAAATACTAGCGATGGAACTAAGGAAGAATCTGGAGTTACCCTTAAAAAACTTTAAGATGACTAAAATAACCTTAACTAAAACTCATCAAAATCCACCAAAAATTAGTCAGTCTAGATTAAAAAGAGACTGGATGGATGAAACTTACAACAAACATGCTTACCGTTGTCTGCCTATGTCAGCTGCCAACGTTAATGGTTGGGAATTAATTCTTCAACAAGATGTTGTTATTCAATGGGATGGTGGAAATACTGTTCCTAGAGTTTTAGAGGGTGAGTTCTTGGATGGAAGACCAATCGTGATCCCTTCGATAATAGGGATTATTTCCTTTGCTACGGGATGGGCTATTAATACAGAGGAAAGTTACGACACTTGGATAACCGGATCTCCTAATTATTTTATTGATGGAGCATCACCTTTGTCTGCCTCAATACCTAGTTCTTGGTGGCCTGATGAATTCAATATGAACTGGAAGATAACTAAGATTGGTGAACCAGTTAAATTTGAAGCAGGAATGCCGTTTATGTTTTTTAATATTTATAAAAATGATCTCTTAGAAAATGCAGAATTAGTAGTTGAAAACCTTTGGGATAAACCAGAACTAATGGCTAAACGTCAATCATACGGGGACGCAAAAATGAAGAAGCTTCACGAACAACCATGGACCTGGATGAACGGGATAAGAACCGGTTTAGACGAAAATGGCAATTCCATAGGTCCGAAAAATGATGGCTTATTAAAGCTAAAGGAACCAAGTTCCAATTAGTTAATGATTATATCTTATTACTATAATGTAATAATCTAAAAATTTTAATTACAAAGTAAGGTAGTTTCATATGAATTTTTCAAATGTTTCAAAAGAGCAAAAATTACAAATTTATAACAAAAGAATAAACGTAATAGAGCATGAAATACTTTCTAGAGTATTAGAAATAGGAATGGATCCTGATTTTTTTGATCTCAATGAATTTATCAATTCTTTTGAATCAATAGATAAATCAGTTCATAATTACGATATCCAAATAGTTATCAATGATTTTGCTATTTCTTATTTGTCTATAAAAAATAAAATTAATCTACTAGAAAAAGAAGAAGATGGAATTTAAACTTTCTTCAGAAGAAAAATTATCAGTTTACAAACAAACAAGAAAATCTTTTGAAATGGACTTAGTTCAAAGGCTTTGTGCAGTAGGAATAGACCCAGAAGACTTTAATGCAGAAGAGTTTATTCCAGAAGAAGATAGAATGTCACATTTTTATATTAAAGAATTGCTGTTAAAAATTAAAAAAGTAGAAGAAAAAATATTACAATTTGAAATACTTGTAAAGTCAGAGGAAGAGTAAATTTTAAATGATCTATAAAAATACAGAAGATTATGACCCATCTCTTTATGCTTGTTACGCTATTACTTCTATCAAGGAAGATTTTGCAATATATACAGTTCATCCAAGTGGCTTAAGGGAGTATGAACACTATGACGTCTATGAGATAGGGAATAAAGCTTTAATAGCTTTTACTAAAATCTACACTTTAAGGTCAGAGTTTACTCTTAGAATTATTTCAGAGAATAACTCTGAAGATATAAACACAGAAACATTTGAGGCTCTTGACGATATTCTTTCTGGTGAATATAGTAAAAATATTCACACATTCATATTGCACAACTCAGTTGGTCTCATATCTAAGGAAGAGCACGGTGAGTGGCTTGGTTCTGCAGTAGATCCTAAAAGAAGGTGCGATGTAATAGATGATCACTATATTTCTATGCCTTTTCTAGATGCAAACAAAGAAAATGCTTCTGATATTTTAGATAGAACTTATTTAGGTAACGATACAGTCATAGGGTGGCAATTAGTTCTTCCGTCTATGTCTAACTTATATATAAATAAGTTAACTCATGGTGAGATGAATGATAGGGCATATAAAGATTGGCCGGGAAGAGTTTTTATGTCTCAAACTTTTCCGCACATATTAAAAATGGCATATCAATGGGCAGCGCTTGCTAATGAGCCATGGAATTCTAATGATACAATAGCCCTAAAGTGTAAGGCAGCTTTTGATGACTGGGATATCCCAGAAGATGCGCTTGAAGAAATAGTCAGCTACCAGCCAAGTACAGTGCTTGAGTACTATTTTAACGGAGATGAAAATCCAAGACAATCAATAAATGAACCTTCAGAAATTCCACCAAAGTTCAAGCAGTGGTTTATGTCGAAGATAAGATATAAAACTCTTTATTCATTAAATAATAATTATCCATTAGAAATAGAAATTCCTTCTTCTATGTTAAATAAAGAAAATGAATTCTTTGAAACTATTGTTAGTGGTTTTTTGTTAGAAAATGTTCTAGATCCAGATACAACTTCATGCGCTGATATATTAAAAATTATTTATGAATCTCCAGGTTATGAACAACTTAAACATAAAAATAACAGTGTAGATGATGTAATAATAAAATATTTTAGTTTTCTTAAAAAAGAAGAAAGAGAATTGGTAAAAGAATATCTTTTTTCAACTACAAAACCAATAAATTTTTCTGAAGAAAATAAATAGTATTATTATTAATATTATATAATTAGTAGAAAGAATTTAGTAGATAAATTGTTAGTAAAAGATAATATTATATAATTAGTAGAAAGA